AAGAATACGTAAGAGTTGGATTAAACACACAAGAAAAAGATGGCAATCCATTTTCACAACAAGATCCATTTAATAAAACTTGGGATGCATTAAAAGATTTTACAGGTTTGCAACAAAATTTCCGTAGGAAAACCGCAAGGAATGTTACAAAGGCAATGACCTATGCAACAAATGAATATTTAGATTCTGCTAACTCTACACCATCTGGAGTAGATGCAGGATCAAAGGCTATTAATCCTGGCACGGTATATAGAAATGGTTACGGACTATTTGACGTAATCACTCCTCCATATAACATGTATGAGTTAGCCAACTTCTATGACACATCATTTGCTAATCATGCTGCTATTGATGCTAAGGTAGAAAACGTAGTTGGTCTTGGATACCGTTTTGATATTGCAGATAGAACAATGTTAAGGTTTGAAATGAATGAAGATCAGGCAGCAGTTGATCGTGCTCGTAACAGAATTGAAAGAATGAAACTTGAGTTAAAGGATTGGCTAGAAAACCTTAACGATGATGATTCATTTACTAAGACTATGGAAAAATTTTATACAGATGTTCAGGCAACTGGTAATGGGTTTATTGAAATTGGTAGAACTGTAACTGGTGAAATTGGCTACGTTGGTCATATACCTGCAACCACTGTTCGTGTTCGTCGTTTACATGATGGCTTTGTTCAGATTATTGGCAACTCAGTAGTTTATTTTAGAAACTTTGGTGCTAAAAATCCAAACCCAATGACTAATGATGCACGTCCAAATGAGATTATTCACTATAAAGAATACTCACCATTAAATACATTTTATGGTATTCCAGACATTGTTGCCGCTATGCCATCACTTATTGGTGATCAATTAGCCTCACAATACAACATTGACTACTTTGAAAATAAGGCAGTGCCAAGATATATTGTAACCTTAAAGGGTGCAAAACTATCATCTGATGGTGAAGATAAGATGTTTAGATTTTTACAAACTGGGCTTAAATCTCAATCACATAGAACTCTTTATATCCCACTTCCTGGAGATACCGAAAGTAACAAGGTTGAGTTTAAAATGGAGCCAATTGAGAATGGTATACAAGAGGGGTCATTTAAAGAGTATCGCAAGCAAAATCGTGATGATATTCTAATTGCACATCAAGTTCCAATTTCTAAACTTGGTGGGGCAGATTCTGGAATTGCAGCAGCCTTATCACAGGATCGTACCTTTAAAGAGCAGGTATCTCGTCCAGCACAAAAGCATCTTGAAAAGGTTGTTAATAAGATTGTTCGTGAAAAGACAGATATTCTTGAACTTAAGTTTAACGAACTAACCCTTACAGATGAGATTGCTCAATCTCAAATTATTGAGCGCTATGTAAAAACACAGGTTATGACTCCAAACGAGGCTCGTGAAAAGTTAGATCTTCCACAAAGAGCCGATGGAGATGAGCCATTTGTTATGTCTGCAAGACAGGCAACTGACACAAGGGCTAATTTAGCAGGGAATCGTCAAAGAGATGCAGAACGAACAAATAACAATTCTGACTCTACTACAACCATTTCTGGTCGTAATGCACAGGGTGAAGGTCGCTCATCTCAATAACTGAGATAAGTGTAATAATATTTGGTATAATGGATAACGATATGTTAATAAATAAGGCTTATTGGGAAACTACTGGCGACAGCGTTCGCTTATCAATGCCTATTGGTAAGGTAGACGTAGAGCGTCGTATGGTTTCTGGTTTTGCTACTTTAGATAATATTGATAAGCAAGGCGACATCGTAACAACAGAGTCAAGCGTTGAAGCATTCAAAAATTTTAGAGGAAACTTGCGTGAGATGCACCAACCATCCGCAGTTGGGAAGATTGTATCATTTAAAGAAGATCGTTATTTTGATCCATCAGTTAAGAAGTTTTATAGTGGAGTATATGTTTCAGCATATGTTTCAAAAGGTGCACAAGATGCATGGGAAAAAGTTTTAGACGGAACATACAAAGGTTTTTCTATTGGCGGTAACATTAAAAATTGGGACGACGCATACAACGAAGAACTAAGCAAAACTATACGTGTAATTAAAGAATATGATTTATTTGAGTTGTCGTTGGTTGATAATCCTGCAAACCAATTTGCAAACATTGTATCTATTGAAAAAGTAGATGGTAAAAATGTTGTTGGTGGATATCTTTCAAAGGCAGAAATTGAAAATGTGTTTTGGGATTCAGAAACTGGAATTGTTATGGTATCAGAGTCTGAAAACGAAACAAGCCCTACATCAGGAAAGGCAATGCAAAACATTGGCTTTATTGAAAAGGGAGACAAAAATAATACAGAAACACTAAAGTTCTTAGTTGATAGTGCTAAAGGCATTAGTACAATTAAGATTACAAAGGAGGTTAGTCCTATGACTGAAACAACAGAAGCAGTGGTTGACACTGCAGTTGAAGAAGTAAAGGTCGCTCCAGAGGCACAGCCAGTAGCAGTTGAAGAAACTGTTGCAGTTGCTGAGGAGGCACCAGCAGTTGAAGAACTTGCTCTTGCTAAATCTAGCGATGGTAGTGCAGATTCTTCTGTTGAAAAAACAGAAGAGGGAGAAGTTGTTGCAACTGAAACTGTTGTAGCAAAGTCTGATGAAGTAATTGTTGAGGCAGTTACAGAAATCAAAAATTCTCTTACAAATGCCTTTGGCGATTTAGCAACAACCGTTAAGTCTCTTCACGAGCAAATTGTTGCATTGAGTAAGTCTCTTGACACCGTATCAGGTGAGGTTAAGACCGTATCTGATGAAGTAAAAAATGTAAAGGGAGTTTTTAATGAGTTTGGTAAGCGAGTAGATCTTGTAGAACAAGACACCGCTTTCCGCAAGTCTGGCGATCTAGGCGAGATCGTGCAGTTTGAACCCTCAAAAGTTCAGAAATCCCTATGGGGCGGTCGTTTCCTCACATCAACCGACCTATTTAACTAAAGTACAAAATCACTAGGAGGTGAAAATAATGTCGGAACAAAATAAAGACCTAGAAAAAAACTACCCAGGATCAGGCGGAGCAGGCGCAGAGATTAACTCTCAAGGCTCATTCGTATCTGGTGGCGTAGGTAGTGCTACTGGTTTAGATTCTGCAGCAGCGTCTGTAGGATCACAACTTGGTAACACTGCAACTGCAGCATTCGGATCAACATCTGGAGCAAACGCAGTAAACCCAACAGGCGCAGCAGGTGGTATTCTAGCACCAGAACAAGCACGTCGCTTCATCGACTATGTGTGGGATGCAACAGTTCTCGCTAAAGATGGTCGTAGAGTTACAATGCGTGCCAATACAATGGAGATCGAAAAGGTCAACGTTGGAGAGCGTGTTATCCGTGCAGCCGCACAAGGCGCACCAGATTACACAAACATTGGTGCAACATTCTCAAAGGTTGAATTAACTACCAAAAAGATTCGTCTTGATTGGGAAGTATCAACTGAAGCACTAGAAGACAATATTGAAGGTGGAGCACTTGAAGATCATTTAGTTCGCTTAATGACCAATGCATTCGCTAACGATATTGAAGACCTTGCTATTAATGGTCTAGGATCAGGCGCAGATGCCTTCCTTTCCATCATGCCTGGCTTTGTTAAGCAAACTCGTGGAACAGTCGGAAACGACGCTCACGAATATGCTGCAACAGTTTCAGACAACAACTACTCAACATCAGTAATGCAAGGCTTGCTATTAGCAATGCCTCGTAAGTATCGTGCACTTAAGTCAAACCTTAAGTTCTACGCAGGTACTGATGCTTTTGCTGGTATTGTTCGTAACAACGGTACACTTGCTGATGCAGTTGCAGAAGCATTTGCTAACCGTCCAGGAAGTACTGAAGCAAATCGTCAAGCATTCCTTGATGGTGGTGCACAGACAACTGGCAACTCACGCACAACCCGTGTACTTGGTGTAGACGTTCTAGAAGTTCCTTACTACCCTGCAGGTTATGTCGATTTGACATTCCCTCAGAACCGTGTATGGGGTTTCCAGAGAGACATCACTGTAAACCGTGAATACAAGCCAAAGAAAGATACAATTGAGTACACAGTATTTGTACGCTTTGGTATCCAATGGGAAGAACTAGATGCAGTCGCTTATGTTGACTCAGATAGCGCTGATTCCTAAGATCTAAAAGATCAAATATTAGGGCGGGTAGCGTAAAAACTACCCGCCTTATTCTTATTCTGGTATAATTACAAATAAGCATAGGAGAATTATGAGTTTAACAATAGAAGAATTATCGACTAAAACTGTAATGGCATTAAAGGCATATGCAAAAAAAAATAATATAGAGTTGTTTGAATCAACCACTAAACTTGAAATTTTAGAAATCTTGGCTAGTTGGATTCCACCAGAAAAAACAGAAGAACAAGTTCAAGAAGCAGATAAAGCAAAAAATATGATAAACAAAATAGCGTTATACTCAGAAAGAAACCTACATATGGATAACCTAGGTGCCCTTAAGGTAGGATACAACATAGTATCAAAGGAGGCATCCGAAAAATGGTTAACCCACAGGTTGGTAAGAATTGCACCACCTGAAGAGGTAGCATCATATTACGGTAAATAAAAATGCAAATATTACGTCTTCCACCCTATCCACTTTCTGTAACCTATACAGTTCCAGATGCTAATGCTGACTATGTTATTGTTATTGAAAACGTTGCAGAATTAACAGAAATTGAAGAGACCATTGAGTCTAATGCTAGTAAAAAAATAACCTACTCTTTAGATGATGATTTTGTTAAATATGATAAATCATATGCTTTAACAATTTATGAAGATGGTGGATCTTCTGGAGCAAACATTGTACGTGGTGATATTGTAGTACAAGATAATTTAGAAATTATGAGACCATACGTAGATCCAACATCTTTGGCTACATCTGGTACAGCAACTGACATAGCACTTTATACAGGTTATGAAAATTTAGCAAGAGCAATTATTGATGCTGCTGTTGGTGGATTTTATTATGATAGAACATACTTAGAGGTTGTTGGACAAGGAAATGACTATCTACCACTTTGGAAAAAAACTCACAAAATTTTAAAGGTATATGAAAATGCACAACTGGTTTATGATATAGACAACGAAGACGGACCAGAATTGTTAGACTATACTTTTTTAATTACTAAAGATAAAACAGCAATTACTAAAGATCCACTAGAAGCAACTGACTCTATCAATCGTGCAGAACGAAGATACTCACGCATTCCATTAGGATATTCAGACTCTATCAGTATGTTTGATACAGAAGATAGTGGACACACTCAGACTGTCGTGCCTGGAGTTGCATTTCCAGAAGGAGCAGATTATATTATGTTGCTAGAGACTGGGTATAAGGTTGTTCCTTATGATATCCAAGATGCAACATTAATGTTAATTGATGACATTAAGTGTGGAAAATTAGATTACTATAAGAGATATATTAAAAACTATAGCACCGATCAATTTAAAATTGAATACGATAAACGTTTAATTGATGGTACTGGAAACATCCTAGTAGATAAAATTTTAGAAAAATATAAAGAGAATATCATCCGTCCAGGAGTATTATAATGGAAGACTGTACAACAACAGACTTTCTTTATCCAATGAAGGCTGACCTATATTATCCAGTAATAAACCAAACACAATACGGACAAGCAAGTAGAACCTGGTTTTATGATAGAACAATTATATGCAATGCTACCTCTATAGGAGGGGCGGGTACTGAACAAATTAAACCAGAAGCATTTTTACAACATGAAAACAAACTAATAGCAAGAGTAAAAGCAGATCCTAGAATGTCTTCAACTGAAACAGAAAATGCAATTAACAATATTTTAATTACAAATATCCGTAATGCCAACGACCAACTCATTTATAGAGAAACAGGAGGCTCAAGGTCTGGACGTGGAACAATCTATGAGGTAGCAACTGTAGACCCTTTTACTGGACCATTTGGATCAATTGAGTATTTTAAGGTATTATTACGTAGAACAGAAAATCAAACAATAACAGACTAATGATAATTACAACAAATACTAAAAGTTTTGATAAACAAATGAACAACATTGTTCAGTATGCTTATGGATTTTTAGATGGTGCTCAAAAGGGTAAAACTGTTTTTTTAAAAAACCTAGGAGTTGCAACAATAGATGCAATGGCTAGATATATAGACGTTTCTGCAAGGGGAAATCCCGCAGCACTTAAACATGTATATGAGTGGTATCAAACGGGTAGTCCAAGTTCAAGGCTATTTAACATTACATATACTGTTAGTAATTTGGGGCTAAGCATTAACTCAACATTTACTCAATCAAGAGGTGTAAAAAAAGAATCAAATATTCCTTTTTACAATAAGGCTAAAATTATGGAAGAAGGAATTCCAGTTGTAATTAAACCAATAAAATCTCCAGTTCTTGTTTTTAATGAAGGTGGTCAAACTGTATTTACTAAAAACCCTGTAACAGTTAGAAACCCTGGAGGAGTTCAGGCTCAAGGATCTTTTGAAAAAACTATGGATGAATTTATTTTAAGATACTTTAAACAATCATTTTTGCGGGCTAGCGGAATATACGATTATATTAAAAAACCAACAGTATTCAAAAAAAATATCAACTCTGGATCTAAGTTAGGCAAGTCTAAAGGTGTTGATACTGGATTTAGGTGGATCGTTAATGCAAAGATTGGTGTAGAATAGTATTATGACACAACTAATAAATGTAAATGATCATACAGGATTTCCACCTGTTTTTTTAAATGCCTATGTTCTTGAAGAATTAAAAAAGTTTAAAGGGGTTGATGGTAGTCCACTTATGCCAATTGGACCAGAGCCATTTCAGCCTTTTTTCCCAGCACAAGTTCCTGACAGCGTAGAGGGTATTTATAATGACATTCCTTTTATTAGAAATAATCCTGATACTACCGTAATTATATTTGACAGACTT